CTATGTAGGGTCTGACCCCAATTCATGCCAAGCCTTCGCGTTCAAGGCCAGTTGGTCGGGCAGCAGATTTGCCGTTGCTGTCGCGTCATTGATGTAGTAGGTGTCGCGCAGCAAGCGGATGTCTTTGGTGCCTACGGCATGGCTGAGTGCAATGACGTCTACGCCTGGCACCTTTGAAAGACGGGTGCAGGCCTCATGTTTGGTGTCGTGAAAGGTCAGGTCCGTGACCGTGGCGGCGTCTCGGACTTTTCTCCAAAGGACGTCACGTGCAGCATCGTCGAGCCCGATGATGTAAGGGGGTTGCGTAAGGCCTTTCCTGGCCTCTTGGTCTGGCGGCATCGTGACGAGTAGTTGATCGAGCAGTTGCATGGCGCGGCCGGTGAGCGGAACGTACCTGCTCGCCTGCACTCTGCCTGACTTTGAGCCTTTGCGCCCACCTATCTCCAGCGCCGCCACGTGAACTCGCCGCTCAGATTTTCGATAGTCGATGGGGCGCAGGCGTAGCAGTTCACCTGAGCGCATCCCTGTTTCTAAAGCGAGCAGGAAGGTCGCGGTTACCCGCGCAGTCTTTGTCGTTAACTTTGGATCCAGGTGAATCCTACCAGCGGCGCAGATCTTTTGGATCTCGTCCTTCGTGAGCAGTGCGCGATTCCGGGATGGGGCCTCTGGCGGGCGGTTGACTCCGTGGCATGGATTGTTAGGAATCCACTTCAGAGATTTGACTGCGTAGGTGAACGCGGCAGACCAAAGGTTTACTTCACGGTTCACTGTGCTACCGCTAATCTGGCGCGCTGTCTTGCCCGCGGCTCGGTAACTGGTTTTGTCCTTGGAACGCCGGTCAATCCAGACATTCATATCGTGGGCAGTGATCTTCGCGACGGGAAGGGCGCTGATCGGGTCTTGCAGCCACTTTTCAATTCGCATTCGGTTCCAGCGACCAGAGTCGGACTTGGCCGCGACCATATCCAGGTAGATTTCGAGCAACTCGCCCACTGTCTTTCCACTTGTAGCGGTCAACTCGCCACGGCTCTTCTTTTGGTCTTGTCGTCCGCCCCAGGCCACTGCTTCTGCGCGAGTGCTGAAGGTCTGGGTAATTGGTTTTCCCTTGGGGATGCTAACCAGGACACGAAACGAGTTGCCTCGTTGAGTGATGTTCGCCATGTGACTCTCCCTCGAACCTCGGGGCGAAGCGCTGGTGGAGGTCAACTGTGCCATTGGCCCGGTTGCTCGTTCCTGAGGCCGCTCTCCGCTGAAGGGATCCTACCAAAGGGACGTCAAGCAAAGGAGGGCTTGGTTAAAGTCTTGGTTAAAGTCTGGTTAAAGCCCTATCTGGCTCCCCAGGGAAAACTTCGGAAAAGTTGGTTTCAGCGTTAACCAAGATTTCTAGCCATTCCGTGGTGTACGGACGAAAAAAATCCTCGTAAATCAATGACTTACGAGGATTCATTCAGCGGCGGCTATCTATTTTGATGGTGCCCGAGGCCGGACTCGAACCGGCACACCTTGCGGCGGGGGATTTTGAGTCCTGATCAAAAGTGAGGTTTTATGCGGGCTAGAGGCCTGAAACGTTCCGCTTTTGCCGGGATTTCCCTCCCAGGTAAAAACAGCAAAGCGGAACACGTTTTTAATGCAAAACAGCATTGAATACCAAAGCGGCAAACTGGTAAAACATCCAGGCCATGCCGAACAATGTCACGAGCGCAACTAAGGCCTTCCAAATCTTCTCCCATTGATCCTGCCGATCCATCTCCCGAAACGACTTTAGGAATGGGAGAGTCAGAATTCCCAGAAGCCCATGCAATAGGACCACAGGTATTGCAAGCGCAAAGATCGCAAAAGTTTTCAACGGTTTCATGTTTACCTGACTGTCACCAGTTTGGTGACGCCGCCATAGTGCTTTTGGGTGAAGGCCTCATTCGGGTGCTGCAAGAGTGCTGAAGCCTCTTTGAGGTTGGGGGATAGCTGGGCCGCCATTTTCCGCATATCTCGCAAGTACAGCGCCCGGATCCGCCTGGCCATGTCGTAGGCCTCGGCCTGGTCTTCGGTGTAGTTCACCATCAGGCCGGCCTGAGCGTAGATCTTGCAGGCCGCAGTAAATCGGGCGCTGTCCCAGCGGTAGCGAAGCATCGTCAACGTCACCGGCTTGCCGTCAGCCGTTGATAGCAGCATGAGGTGGTTGGTATCGACCTTGCGGCGCCTGGCCAAGAGGCCCGGCAGCACCTTTGAAAGGGACAGGTCGTAGTCCGCTTCCTTCCCGGTCTTGCTCGCCTCAAGCCGCAGCACATCGCCGCGCGGCAACAGGATGTTGATGCAATCGGTGAGGCGCATGGCGGTGGCTGACCCAAGGTCCATGCAGTCGCGCAGGATCTGATCGCCCTCGGCATAGATCGGTGTGAATATGTCGTAATCGACTTTCACGCGGCGCGGCTTTTCCTTGTTCCGCCATTTGGACTTCTCCATGCCGGCAGCTGGCCAGGGCAGCGTCGTCATGCCTTCGCCGCGCGCCCAGTTCCAAATGATCGACAGCAAGGCCATTTCCCGGTTCGCCTGGGTCTTTGCCGTGCGCTTCTTTAGATAGCCCTTGATCGTTGGCAAATCGACCTGATCCCAAGTGCCCGGGCCAAATATGGGCCGGATCGTGCGCAGGTTCTTTTTGTAGCCCTCGAGGGTGTTCTTGTTGGTATAGGTCGGCAAGACATCCTTTTCCCAACCCTTGAACGCTTCTTCCAACGTGCCCACGGCCCTGGGCGTCTTGTTGTGGATGTCATCCCAGCGCCGCACGGCTTCATCGAAATCCGTGCCCAGGGCTACATCCGGCTCGCCATCGGGCCGCATGTCATAAAAATAGTACGTGACCACCTTCCCACTCTTGCGCTTGCGAGAGTGAGAGCGGAGGCGCGGATACTTTCCAGTCATTTCACCAGGGCCAAATTGATTGCGCGCGACGGCGTGACCACTCGGCCAGCCAACCATTCGCGGGTGTGATGGCGGCTGACAAGGATACGCCGGCCGCGGCGCTTGTACGGGATGCCGTCCTGGGAGAGGACGCGCTCTTGCTGCTCGACATTACGGCTATCGGTCAGCGTCTTGACTTCATCGGGGGTCAGGAATTCAGCTGATTCGATCATGGCTGCGAGGCCTCCACTGGAACGGTGAACTCGACACGAACAACTCTGGCCCGAAAGCCTTCTGCCAGCAGGTTGCGTTTGTGGGCGACGGCGAATCTACGCTGCGAAAGCGGCCAGACGGGAGGAAGAATTCCTTGCTCTCCGCAGCACAGGAACTCGGTGCCATCCCGGCGCTTGATGCTCACGGACCAGCCAGAGCGTTTCATTTCGGTGCTCATGATGTCGTGCTTCCTTGCCCATGGAACTTGCACGCCTTGCCGTCGCTGGCAAATAGGCCGTCGCAGCCAGGCGCATTCAAGTCGCAGTTGCCGCAGATTTCGGGGGCGGGCGAGGGATGTTCCGAAACCGAAAGCATGGCGTCCACCATCCGCTGCGGAAGGCCGGCCATGCCGTGGGCACGAAGCAAGACCTTGCATGCCGCGACATGCTGCTCTTCCGTGACTTTGAAGGGTTGGGCCTTGACCGTCGGCACAGGAGCATCCGGGAACAGCACTTTCCACCGCTCAATCATGTGATCGAGGCCGCCGGAGCACGCCGCCTGGATGACGTTGCGCAGCCGGTTGATTTCGGTCGCGTAGTCGTCGATGCGCCGCTCGTCGGACTGCTGTGGTGAAGGGGCTGCGTCTTCAGGGTAAGGCCAGTCCTTTAGGTGATCGACAGCCGCCTGCACCGCCTTGTCGATCACGCTGCCGTCTTCATACGCCCCGCCCCGCTGCCGCGCGCTCAATACAAGGCCGATCATCGTGCTTAGATGGTCGTGGGTCGGAGTGTTGCGGTTTGACTCTGACGGCAAATCCCGAAGCACCTGGCGCACCAGGGCCTCGACGGCCTGAGTGCTGCCGAACTCGACATAGCCAGCGGCATTGTTCCGGCCGCCCACGTGCAGTATGCGCTGAGCGATGTTCATGCCGGCGGTGGGGCTGGGTTTGGGTTGTGTGCTCATGATTGACCCCCAACGCCGCCGAGCCCAGCCATGCGCTGAGCCGCGGCGTGCAGCTTTGCGTTAAACCAGCGCCGAATCGCGTACTGGCGCACCATGGAAATTGCGGTGTAGATCCAGCCCATCAGGAAGTTCTCGCCCGGGGTGAAAGCGGCGCCGACCATGGGGAGAATCAGCCAGTTGGCCGTGAAGTTCACCGCGAAGCCGACGGCGATGTTCAGCCAAGCCTCAATGATTGCGCCGCGCGGCGACTGGCCAGCGCCCGGTGCGGCGCGGTAGGCCCGCCAGGTGAAGGCGGCCACGAAGGCCATGGAGGCGAGGCCGAGGATGGATAGGGTATTCATACAGCGGTCCTCAAAGCGTCAATCACATCAGCGGCCATCGGTGGCGGCACGGCATTTCCAATCAGGTGCCACGCGGTTGCCTCGTTAGCTGGGAATCGGTAGCCGTTCGGGAAGCCCATCAGCTTCGCGCCCTCTGCCGCTGAAACCATGCGCATCTGCTCGCCATCGATCAGTGCCCAGCGGGCTTTGGTGGTCAGCGTGCCGATGGGGCGGCCCAGGCTGCGGCCGGATTCGCCTGAGCCGCTGCCGTAGTAGGGCGCCAGGAAGCGGTCGCCGTGGGCGCGGCGGCCTGCTGCAATTCGCGCCAGAGTGTTTAGGCTTCGCCCTGGCTTGTTGATCGCGCTCCACCGGCCTGTGGAGAAGTCGATGCAGCTGGCGGCGGTCCGGTGTTCCCGGCGCGGAAGCTTGAGCTCTACCGGGTGCTTGCTGCGCGTGGCCACCACGATCAGGCGCAAGCGGTTTTGAGCTACGCCGTGGTCGGCGGCGTCCAGCACCATGGGCGCCAGCGCATAGCCCAGAGCGTTCATGGCCGCGCACCATGCCGGGTACAGCGTCCAGTCGGCGAACTCGCGGACGTTCTCCACGATCACGGCCTGCGGGCGGTGGACTTCGGCGCATGTCACCACAGCCCAGGCGGTCGCGCGCTGGGCGTCGTGGTGCGGCTGCTCCTTACCGCGCGCGCGGCTGTGGCCTTGGCATGCTGGGCTGGCCAGCAGCAAGTCATGTGCCGGAGCATCCCGAAAGTCCGCTTGGTGCAGATCCTGGCATGCGTGCACAGTGCCGGGGTGGTTGGCGGTGTGCCACTGCACGGCGGTGGGCCAATGGTTGGCCGCCCACAGGACTTGCGCACCGGCCATGGCGGCGCCGGTGGATAGGCCGCCGGCACCGGCAAAGAGGTCGATTGCCTTCATGCGCTGGCTCCCTGTGCTGTCTTCTTGAACTCCACGACCCAAAGCCAGGGATTCGCCTCCCAGCTGCCGGGGCCGTTGATGGATTCCCAAAGGGCCTTGAACCCGCCGCGATAGTCCTGTGGGCCGCTGCATCCAATTTCTGCGCAGGAGCGTCTAGCGTGGTCGCAAGGATCGAGCGGCATTGCGCCCTCGGCCTGCGCATCCGCCTCGCTGATGTCCTGCAGCCGCTCCACGCGCACGCCGGTCACCTCCAGAGTTAGGCGGCTGGCTGCACGGGGCATGTGGATGCTCGGCTTCCATAGATCACCCAGGCGCTGCTGCTCACCAAAGCGATCGGCAGCATAGGCCCAATGATTGACATCGGCCATTTGGTGGATGCCTTCGGCGAACGTCTCGCGCACCCAGAGCCGGTCGCCGGGCTGGCCGTAGGAGCAGTTCCTCAGAATCTGGCGCATCCCTGGCAAGTCCCGCTCGTTGGGCCAGACACCGCCGTTCTTTGCCTTGAAAATCCGCCGTGTCTGCGTCTTCGTGCCAGCCAGCACGGCGCGCACCATGGCGCCATTGAAAAGGATTGGGCGTTCTTTCATGCCAACCCCCTTGCGCTCTTGAGTGCGGAGCGAATCAAGTCAATGTCCTCGCCAGCCTGACCGCTGACGTTCATAGCGCGGCGGCGAGCGAGGATCGCCTGAACCTCTTGCTCAACATCGTCCACTTCGGGGAAGAGTTCTAGCTGGTTCATGCCGTCTCTCCCTCTTTCTTCTCCGTCTCCATCGCCAAAAACAGCGGCTTGTCGCCCAGGCCGTTGTCGCAAGTGGCGATGGTGTGATCCGTGCTGGTCTGCTCGACCATGGCGTAGCGCAAGCACGTTGAATGGCGGTCGCACATGATCCCGTAGCAGGCATGCTGCGCCTTGTCGATGGGCGTGATCATTCGACGGCCTCAGCGGAAGTCTTGCGGGTGCGGCGAGCGGCGGGGCGCTCTTCGGCCAGGGCCGGGCCAGCGTCGGCGGCTTCGTCTTCGTCTTCGTCCAGATCCTGGCCGAGGTCATCGCCACCGTGGGCCGCTGCAAACAGGCCGCCAGCGTCCTGGCCCTCATCGCCCAGTTCGGGGTGATCGCGGTGGAAGGCCTCGACGCTGCCGTCGATCGCATCGCCCGTAGCAATGGCCGGCGGCGTCAGTGTGGCGATGATTTCCTCGCCTTCCATGCCGCACAGAATTCCGACCACCTCGGGCGTAATCTCTTTGTTGCTGGACAGCGACCAAGCGATGGTGACGCTGCCACCTTCGCGGGCGTCCACGGTGAACTTGCTCAGCGCGCAGACGTAGAGCTCCAGTGCGCTGCTCTCGTCAATGCCGTATTCGATGTTCAGCGTGTAGCCGGTGAACTCCGCATCGAACTTGAGCGGCAGGGCCAGCTCGGGCACGCGCAGATTCGGGGTGATCTCGGGCAGGCCCTCCAGGTCGGCCTGGGCCTCAACTGCGGGCGTCTTCCAGAACAGAAGCGGCTTCAGGTTCGGGTGCAGCAGCGCCAAGTTGTCGTTCGTGGTGTCCCAGGCCAAGCGCAGGCTGATGGCTTGCACCAGGTCATCGCCATGGTGTTCCTTGCGCGGGGTTGCCTTTGTGAGCAGCAGGCGGGCGTCGGCGGGCAGAGCGAAGATCTTCATTGGAATAGTCCTCGGTTTTGGGTCAAGAAAGAAGAAAGGGCGCCGCTTGCGCGGGCTGGCCGGGAATTAACAGGGAGGGAGACGGAAGGGGTCCAGCCAGACTCGCCCGGAAAACTTGGGGGTTAGGCGGCTTGGCGCTGGCCGTCTTGAACGGCGAAATAGACCGCCATGCAGGCGTCCACATCGGCCAAGGCGCTGTGCGCGTTCTCCAGCTTCTTGCCGGTGAAGAACTGGTAGGCCTCGCTGAGATTTGCGGACTTGTTCCGATTGAAGCCAGCCTTCAGCATCTTTTCGGTGGGCGGCAGCTTCAGGATGGGCGTGGCCAAGATCTGCGTGCACTCGGACGGCGCGCCTTTCCAGGCGTTGATGCTGGCTTCGTCAAAGCGGTGCTGGGCGATGCGGATAATCCGAGCATCAAAAGGTTCGTTGTGGCCGATGCGCACGGTGGAGCGATTCCACATGTCCAGAAAGAGGCCAAGGGCCTGGCTCTCGCTCACGCCAAACAAGTGGGCGCGCTCGGTAGTGATGCCATGGATGGCGCTCACTTCATCAGGGATGGTCCAGCCGACAGGGCGAATCACAACATCCAGCGTGCTGATGATTTGGCGGGTGGTCAGGTCGACCAGACGCGCGCCGAGTTGCACGATATGCGGCTGGTGCGGCGCTTCAGAGGGGGCTTTGAAGTCTGGCAGGCCGTTGGTTTCGGTGTCGTAGAAGAGTGCGATGTTCATGGTTTTTCCTGTGCTGCGGCGTCGGCAAGGTTTTCGAGCTCGTGCGCCGCGTTGATGAAATGGCCTTCGTCGTAGGCCGGGACCTGTCCTTGCGCCGCCCAGTGCTGGTTGGTGGCCTGCATGCCGGCCACGCGCGCTTGCACGGCAGCAATGCGCGCCAGGGTGGCGACAAGAAAGGGGTTCACGCTGCCGCTTTCAGCTGGCCCAGCACGCCGTTCTCGATCCAATGTGCGGTCAAGAACTCCGAAGACGCGGGCAGGGCTTTCAGCGTGCCGAGCACCAGGGCGGTGTCGATTTCGTGCTGCTCGGCTAGCACATCCAGCCAGCACAGCAGATCGCCGCGGCCCTTCAGGTCCAGCACATCGAAGCGATCCAGCAGCAGCAGCTTCAGGCCCGCCAGGTGGCTGATGGCCTCGGCCAGCATCGCGTCAGCACGCCACTTCTCGGACTCGCTCAGCAGCTTGTAGGGGCGGCCGTCCAGCCAGGTCACCGTCATGTCAGCACCGATGTGGACGCCTGGCCACGAGGTATCAGCGGCCGACTGATCCAAGCGGGCGTTGAACGGGCCCAGGGCTTCGGCCAGCATCTCGCCGGGGATGCCATCGGGCGCCAGCGCGGCGGCAATCTGATCCCACGCGGCGACGTCGACATGGTGGGCCGCCGCATCGGTTGTCTTCTTCTGTGCAGCCTCGGCTTGGGCCTTCAGGGCCTTGAAGCCGTCCAGCTTCTTGACCAGCGTGGCGCGCTCGGCCTTCAGTTCGTCGGCTTTGGCGCGAGCGTCAGCAAGGCCGGCAGCGTCAAAGGTTTCATCGAGCTCGGCCTGGATGGCTTCAGCTTCGGCCTGGGCGCGCTTGGCCGCTTCTACGTCTCGCTTGCCATTGGCCACGGCGCTGACCATCAAGTCGCGGCTCTTGCGCACCTCGGGCAGTTTGGCCTGGGCTTCGGGGTTTCCGGCCGCGCCGAGTTTGCCGTGTTCGCGCTCGTAGGCTGGTAGGGCTTCGGCGTGTTCATACAGTTCGCCCCCATAGTTGGAACTCAAGAATTCAACCGCACGGGCCAAGTCATGCACCAAGCCCACCCGCTTGCCCTGGCCCGCCTCGGCTGTCGTGGCCTGCAGGCGCTGTTCCCACTCGGCCAGGCCGGATTCGTCGGCCACCAGCTTGTCTTGGATCCGCTGCAGCTTGCCGGCCTGGTCTTGCAGCGCGGGCAGCTTGGCCCGGGCTTGGGCCAGGCGCTGCTCGGCGCCCTGCAGTTGGCCGATCTGGCGCTGCCATTGCTCCAGCGCCACCTCGCAATGCTGCAACTCGGTGGCCAGGGTCTTGGCCGTCGCCTCGTCATGGGCGGGCACGCTGGCGGCCCAGGTCTCAGCCTTCACGGCCCCATAGGTTTCGCCTGTCAGCGCGCGCCAGGCGCCCTTGGCTTCCGTGGCTTTGCGCTTGGCTTCATCGTGGGCAGCATCGAAGCCTGCACGCAGCAGCGGGCCCACGCGCACGGCCTTTGTCTTGTCCACGCCCTTGGCTTCCAAGCGCTGGATCACCAGTTCAGGGGTAACGCGCAGGCCCATCAGGTCAAACAGCATGCTGCGGCGGTCGTTGGCCGTCAGGGATGCGAAGCGGCTGGGCTCCAGCACGTAGGCCAGGGCGCGGTGCGGGACGTAGACATCGGCGGGCGTTGTCTTGCCGCTGGGCAGCATGGCGTAGGCCGTCAAGCCGTCGGCCAGCTGCACTTCAACGCTGCCGCTCTTGGCGCCTTCATTCACCAGGGCCTGCAGGTCCTTCTTCAGGGCCACGCCGCGCGCCGCGACATCGCCGCCCAGGGCCATGCGTACAGCTTCGGCCAGGCTGCTTTTGCCGTTGCCGTTCGGGCCAGCAATGAGCGTGACCGGGGTGGAGATTGCAAGAGCCGCGGCGCGGACGCCGAGCACGTTTTGCACATCGATGCTGATCAGTTCCATTTCTCTTGTCCTTGTGGGGTGAGGGTGGGGCGGCCCCGGCGCAACACGGGGCTCATTGGCGGTTGGTTTTCAGGGAGGTTTGCCTCACCGGGCTTCCGGCCGCCCCTTTGACTTACTCGGGCGCGACGGTCGAAGCGCGGGCGCGGCGGGCGGCCGGCGCAGGCGCAGCAGCTGCCTGCAGGGCGGCGGCTTCGGCTTGCTCGCGGGCCAGGATCTCGGCTTCTTCTTCGGGGGTGGGGGCCCATTCGTCGGACTTGCGGCCGGCATCCGCTTCAGCGTGCTTAGCCGCCGACTCGGGGACGTTCACCTTCGCTTCGGCGCTGAGCGTGCCGCGGATCTCGCCAGTTTCTTGGTCCACCACAGCACCATGGGCCGGTGCGTCTTCGTCCTGCGCCAGCATGAATTCGCCGTCGATGGTGTCCAGCTTCTGGTCCTTGCCACTCTCAGCCTGGTTGTCCAAGGCCACGGCCGTCTGGAACTCCACGGACAGCGGCAGGTACTTGGCCAAGCGGCGGATCACGGTCTTTCGGCCCATCTCGATGAAATGGTCCTTCCAGGGGCCGTACTTTCCCTTGCTCTGCGTGTTGACCATGATGTCTTCCACCTGGTGCACGCTCATGAACTCGAAGCTGTGGCCGCCATCCTTCAGCTTGGCCACGGCATAGAAGCCCACCAGATCGCCGCGCTCGCCCATGGCGGGGGTGTGGTTCAGCTTCTCGTCCAGGCCATAGACCAGTTCAAAGTGGTCGTGCTCGCAGACCTCATGCGCTGCGATGCTGACGATCTGGCCGCTGCGGCGGGCCAAGTCGATCAGGCCATTGTAGCCAATGATCACTTGCACGCTGTTGACCCAGCGCTCATTGCCGTTGGCGTCCTTGCGCTTGGTGTTGAACGGCGCCAGATAGGCGTGGCCCAACACCGTGTTCGGCTCCAGGCCCATCTGGGCGCATTGGCCGATGGCACCCACCAGCGACGGAACATCGCACTTGGCCAGGGCCGGGGTGGTGGTGGCGGCGATCTGCGCCACCTTCAGCAGGCGCTCGATGCTGAGTGTCTTGGGAAGCATCTTGGCCAGTTCGCCCTTCTTCTGCTGGAGCAAGTAGGCGATTTGCTCCTTCGGCTTCATGTCGGCCAGGGGGCGGGTGGCGGGTTGCGTGGCGCGCAGTTCAGAGAGTTGAGCAGTTGCCATGATGTGTGTGTCCTGTAGTTGTGGGGTTTGGAGGTGGGCAGGGCTCAGCCCTTGAAGCGGCAAGTGGCGTGGGAAGGGCAGTACTTTTCAGAGCACAAGAAGCTCTTGGGGTTGCCGTAGAAAGCGCCGCTGTGGATCAAGCGGGCCCCGAGTTCCAGCAGGCCGGGCTGCTCTTCGGTGCCGATCAAGGCGGCTCGGGCGTTGGGCACTTCGCCGGTGCCCACGCGCTGCGCGGCGGCCGTCTTGCCGGTGTTCATGCCCACGATCTGGGCCGGGGCGCTGATGTGCAGGCCCATGGCATGCTCGGCCAGCAGTTCATAGACGCCCAGCTGCACGGCATGGCCTTGGGTGACGGCGCGGCCATCGGTACCCACGGCGCGGCCGCCGGTCTTCAAATCGGCAATGCCCAGGTGGCCATCAATTTTGCGCACGCGGTCGGTGGTGCCGGTGAGGGCGATGCCCAGGTCTGGCAACTCCAGGCGCTCGCACTTCACCTCGACGCCCACGTAGTGCTGCTTGGGGGCGATGTCGAAGCAATACTTGCTGTGCAGGGCCAGGGCGATGCGCTCGGCGTCATTCGGCGCGGTGTCTTCCCAATCCACCTCTTCTTCAGGCTTGTGGATCGCATCGACCACGGCGCTGGCCGCTTCATCCGCAGACACCGGGGCGCCGCCGGCCAAGCGGGATTCATCAAACAAGGCGGTGCCAGCGTGCACGGCCGTGCCCAGCTGGGCGGCGGCGCTGCGCGGGCCGCGCATACCAAGGATGTACTTGGCTTCCCAGCGGGCCGGGCAATCGAAGAGCTCGGCCAGCGAACTGGCCCGAATCGAAATGATGGTGCGCGCAAAAGCGGCGCGGTCAGGTGCATTCATGGATCGCTCCAGTGGTGTTTAAGGGGGTGAAAAGTCAGCCGAGGAACGAACTGGCGTAGGCCAGCACGCCCAGCGTCAGAAAGACGCAGGCCCAGGTCGTGGCGGGGTAGTCGCGGAAGCAGCGCTCCAGCGGAAACAGGTGCGACAGGTCGACGTCGCGCGGGTCGCTCGGCTCGGCGCCGATCTCGGTGCAGGCGCTGGCAGCTTCAATGACAGGGAAGGGCGCGCACTTCTCGGCGATGCGGCGCTCAAGGTCGATGGCCGTCACGTGGTGTTCGCCGAAGTCGGCCATGTCATCCATGGCGGCGTGCAGATAGAGGGCGTTCATGGCCGCCTCACTTGCAAGCGTTGGGATTGGCCTTGCAGTCCACCTTGGGTGTGGGCTGATGTGGCTCTTCGTTATCGCCGCCGCCGCATGCCGTCACGACCAGCGCGGCCGACAAGCTCAGCGCCACGGTGATGGCAAAAAGTGCGCCCCGGGCCGCGCTCTTCATGCGCTGGCTGGTGGCTGGTGTTCCGTTGGCTCCCATCGCGAGCTCCTTTTTTGGTGCGATGGAAGTAATGTAGCGTTTCGCTAGTTTGTGTCAAGCTTTTCGCTAGAAAAGAATGCGCGGACGTAAAAAAGCCCGCTCGGGGCGGGCTGGGTTGTCTATAGAGAAGGGGCTACGAGCCGATCGCCGCTTGCAACTTTTGTAAGAGACGGCGCTCCAGCACCCCGTGCGAGACACAAGACAGGGTGATGTTCTGCGCAACATCGCCGGGCTTGTATTCAGACTGCAGCACCGATCGAACCGTGACTTTCCCGTCATCGATCATCAGGCCGTAGCCGACCTTTGAGCTGGTTCGGTTGTCTTTGAGATAGTCGATGCCCATGGTTGTGCCGCAGTCAGCCAACTCTGGTGTCAAACGAAAGTCTTGCGGCATCGTCGTAATGGTGCCGGATGCGTCATCTGCACTCATTACCTGGATGCCTTCCGCCACAAGCAACCGCCGGGTGGCTTTTAGGAGGTCAGCGCGCGGCGCGTTAAAGGTTGCCGTTGCGGGGGGCGATTGTGTCGATCTTGGGGGCTCATAGGTGCTTGCGCAGGCGGCAAGCAGCAGCACACCCAGACTGGCAATTGCTGAACGTTGGGTCATTGGGGCTCCAGTTGAATGGTGGGGGTCAAGGTACGTTCTCTCGGCTGAAATTCGGGCACCAATCACAGCCCTCACGCACCGCCCCGGCCTGCAACTGGTCGGCCTCGCTGGCGGGGTGGTCGGGCTGAAACCTGAAATTGCGCTGCAGCAGGTAGCGGCAAGGGAAGGTGCGCCGGCCTATGCTGGCTACCCATTCCAGGCCAGGCATGGGCGGCGGGCGGCCGATGCTGACGTGGATGGTGGAGTCCAGAGACTCGCGCACGCCGCCACCCACGGCAAACAGCGAGCGCTCATCCACGACCACGCTGCAATGTGCCTGGGTATCCGCGCAACCGGCTGCCTGGACGAAGCAGGTCAGCACCTTCTCGATCTGGAACCGGTCCATCACCTCCGCGCCGCGCCCGAAGGCCTGGAACCCTTTGATGCCGCGCATGTGCCGAATCACCATGAGAGCCAAGGACACTTGCTCACGCGCGCGACCGAACCCGGCCAGGTGAAAAAGGGTCTTACCCATCAGCTGCTCGGTGTAAAGCTCGGCCTTTTGGGCAGCACCCACTGCGGCGTCATAGGCGGCCGATCGGGTCTTGGGGAACATCACGGCCAAACTGCCCATCGAAGACCATGCGACAAGTGTGCTGGCGTCGGCCTTGGAGGGCAGGGCGGTGCTCATGCTGCGAGCCGTTCCCTGATGTGCTGTGCTGCTTCGCCCGGGCTGCTGCATCTGACGAGACGCACCTTGCGGGCTTTGGCCTCGTCATCGATGAAGGCCAGCGATGCATGGAAGGTCTCCAACTCCCGATTGGAGAATGCAGTCAACGCAGCCTCTGGCGGGCACCCAAGCATCACCTCGGCGTTGTCGATTGGCAAGATCTGATCGCGGCGCAAGGCCTCAAGGTCAAACACCTTGACCTTGAGGGAGCGTGAGTCACCCGATGTTTGGCCAGGTCGCAGAACGCCAAAATTGACGGCGTACCCACTTCGAAGAAAACCAAACTTCACATGCTTGCGGGCAAGCTTGATTCGAACGTTGAACTCGTCGGGGATGATGGGCCGCGGCAGTTCTCGAGCGAGCAGATCCATCCTGACCTTGTCGGCCCAGTCTTCAAATGCTCGCTTGGAGGCATCGGGCACTTCCTGCCGCGTGCCAAAGGCTGAAACGCCGAAGGCTGCGGACAGGCGAATCGCAATATCAAAGATCTCTGAAAAATCCCGGGCAACGCCATCGCGGCCGTGGGCAAACGCAAAGCCGCCAAAAGGGAGTTCCAAGTCCTTGAATTGGGCACCATCGTCCAGCTGCTTTTGGATGCTCAGCACCGTGGTTCCGACCATCATCTGCATGCCTTTGCCGCTGGCCTGGCCAAACAGGGTCGACAAGATAGCTGGCGCGATTGTCTGGCGAACCTTTGCTTGCCCGCTTGCTGCTTGGGCGAGCACAGCGACTGTAATCAGCTCCCCACTGCCGGGGATGGTTTCCATCTGCAGCGGCCACCAAGTCGCTGAGAAAGTGGGGAGGTCAACGGGCAGCATCTTCAGCCAACATTGTGGAGGTGGATGGGTCTTGCGGATTGAGTGCTAGGTACTGCTGCTCTGGGACGATGCGTTCACTCAGCAACTGGTCAAGATGCTGTAACCGCTCCCGAAGGAAATGTACCAGCGTGGTGTAGACAGCGACCCCATCCTGGGAATATTGCGCAGCCAATGGCGCCGCACCGAGATCCACCCGCATCAGCGCAGCCAAACGGCCCCGAATGCGCTTGAGCAGCAAGGGTCGGTCGTCATCTTGGATGCGTTCCAGCAGGCGTGCGGCCAGCCAGTTGGTCGTCGATTCATCAGGGCGCAGGCCTTCGCGCATGGCTGCTTCGTGATCAATCATGAACAGGCGCGACTCAGGCGAGATCAAGATGTCAGATGGGCTGCGCACATCGTTGGCAATCCACTCGTCAAATGCACAGGCCAGGTCGGAGACCTTCAGCCGCTCCATCAGGTCGAACAAGATTTCGAGCGACCGGACCGGCTTCGCCATGGACCGCTCTGACACATCCAGGCTGGCGAATGCCAAGATGTTGGGCCCATCTTTGCGCCCGACGTGCTTTGGCTTCACGGTGACCAAGTAGGGTGTTGGGCAGTCCAGCCGCAGTGCGATGGCCAACTGGGCGGCCAGCGCCTCGACCAGCATCGCCCGCACCGGCAAACCAAGCTTCACGTAGAGCATGACGGGCTCATGGTGATGGTTGTAGGCGCTGCAAATCCAGATCTCGTTCCTCGAACCCAAGATGCGATTGCCGAGGCCGGCCGTGGCTGCGATGCCAAGGCCTGGGAGTTCAGCCGCTGGAAAGGCGACGACTTTGCTTTTTGTTTTCATGCAGTTCCTCTGCTGCTTTGGATAGTGCGTCCAACTCGGCGCGATGCTCTTCGGCAATCGGTGCGCCAAGTGGGGCGGGGGGCGTAGCGTTGGACGGCGCTTCGTTAGGGGCATTCAAGGACAGCACCACCCCACCAGTGAGCATGTCGATGGCCCGCGCTTCGTCTAGGTTTGGCTCATCACGAACCTGGGCTGCCAATAGGTGGGCAATGGTGGTGCGGCGGCTATCGGATAGTCCGGCCAGGGCTTGGCCAATCTGGTAGGCAAGATCGCCAATTGTTAGGGCGGGCCCCATCCGCGGTGCAGATTCAGACGCCGGAGCGGCAGTCGAAGTCGACCAGCCTGGGAATCTTGCCTCAAGCTTCTTTTGGACCTGAGGGCCAATGCCTCGCGGCTCACCTGACGGCAGCTTTGTCCCAGCAAGAACCTGCCAAAGGGTTTGATCGTTGACGCCTATTTCTTCTGCAACGGCAACGTGCCCGCCATGTTGTTCGCACAGGCGCCGCAGCGCCTCTATTAAGTGCTCTTTTGGTGTCATGGGCCGCATTCAAACAAAACGCTAGAGAATCACAAAGTGCGAAACGCTTGACTTCGGCTAGCGAAACGCTAGTATTGGCCGATGGATATCACCGTAGCCGACCGAAACGAAATTGCCGCATTGACAGGCGTCAATGAGCAATACCTCTATCAATGTCTGACCGGACGGAAAGACATGAAGACCCGCGAGGCCGTTCGAGTCGAACGATTGACGGGTGGAAAAGTGCGCCGCTGGCACCTGCGGAAATCCGACTGGTGGCTGCACTGGCCCGAGCTCATCAACGCCGAAGGCGCGCCGGCCGTGCCGCAAGAGCAACCCGCGGCCGAAGGGCAGGGGGCTTGAGCCATGGCTGAAGTCACACGCCCGGCGCTGCGTTACCACGGTGGCAAGTTCCGGCTGGCGTCCTGGATCCTCAAGTTTTTCCCGCCCCATGGCTGTTATGTAGAGCCGTTTGGCGGTGCGGCCGGCGTCTTGCTCCAAAAGCCGCGCGTCTATGCCGAGGTCTATAACGACTTGGACGGCGACATCGTCAACTTCTTTCGCGTCATTCGTGATCCGGCGCTGAGAGCCGATCTGATTGAGGCGTGCCGGCTCACACCTTATGCGCGCGAAGAATTCAACCAGGCTTACGAACCTACAGACGACTCGCTCGAGCGAGCTCGTCGCACCTGTGTGCGGGCGGCGATGGGATTTGGAAGCGCTGGCGCGACCAAAGCCACTACAGGCTTTCGGACCGACACCAGGCGCAAGTACGGGACGGCCCAGCACAACTGGGCCGACTATCCAGCGGCGATCACCCCGATCGGCGAACGCTTTTCTGGCGTACTGATCGAGAACCGAGACGCGATCGAGGTCATTCAGGCTCACGATGGCCATGACACCTTGTTCTTTGTGGACCCTCCCTATGTGCACGCCACTCGGGCCATGCGGAACAAGGGCGGCTATCGGCATGAGCTTGATGATGTCGGCCACCGTTGCCTGCTTGATGCGCTGAAGGCCGTCGACGGCATGGTCGTGCTTTGCGGCTATGCAACCGAGCTCTACGACCTCGAGCTGCAAGGTTGGAGTCGCCACGAGACACAAGCGCGCATTTCCGGAGGACGCGGCACAAGCCTGCGTACCGAAGTGGTTTGGCTCAACCACGCCTGCAGCGCCGCGCTGGAGCGCAGCCAAGGCGGCCTCTTTGCCGAGGCCTGACCCATGCGCGCTCACCTCGCCACCTTCCGTAGCTCGCGCGCCAGCCGCGCCAGTTCATCCGCCCGGGCCTGCATCTCTGCGGCCGCCTCGCCGGCGCAATGCCGGATCCACGTGGCCACTTTGGCCCGGGCCCATTCGTTGAGATCTGTTGCATCCATGGCAGCCAGTCTCTTTTTTTTGTCTCGCGAAGCCCATCCGAAGGCTTCCGAAAATTTCGTGAGGCCTCGGAATGCAGTCTGAAATGCCCTTTTACGAGAGCCCCGAGCAAGCCCTGACGGCCGCAGTCCAACACCTGGGCGGCGCCAAGATGGTGGGCGCTGCCCTGTGGCCCGACAGCGCCCGCACGCGGCTGCTGGACTGCCTGAACCCTTCGCGCGCTGAGCGCCTGGACATGAGCGAGGCCATGTTCATTCTCAAGCGCGCCAAAGATGCCGGCATGCACGCGCCGTTCTTTTGGATGGCCGCCGAGATCGGCTATGACGCCAAGCCCATCACCAAGGCCGAGGAAGAGGACCGGCTGACCACCGTGGTTGAACAGACCAGCAAGACCCTTGCTGCAGCGCTGAGTGCGCTGGAGCGGATGCAGAAGGCCAGGGCGGCGGCATGAGCATCGACGAAACAAATCTGCCGACATCACGGGCCCAGGCCACCGAGGCAGGCGCAGTGCGCTATTTCAACGGCGAACCCTGCCCGGCAGGACATATCGCGGCGCGCTACACGCTCAGCGGGTACTGCGTGGAGTGCCAGCGCCTGGCCACACAGGCGCAGAAGGCTGCGGCCAAAGCGAAGCGGGGTGCCAAATGAGGGACTACGCCAAATTTAGCCCCACGTTCTGGACCGGGGAAACCGGCAAGGCACTTCGGCGCAAGGGTCCGAAGGCCCTTCTGGCGGCCTCCTACCTGATCTCTTCGCCGCATTCCAACATGCTGGGTCTGTACTACCAGCCCGTGCTGTACATGGCGCATGAAGCCGGCCTAGGCATCGAAGGGGCTTCGGAGGGGCTTCAGGCTTGTATCGAATGCGGCTTCTGCGCCTACGACCAGGCCACTGAAATGGTTTGGGTCTACGAGATGGCCGCATGGCAGATTGCTGACGCCCTTTCCTCTGGGGATAAGCGCTGCAAGGGCATTCTGAAGGACTTTGAAAGCCTGCCGGAAAACCCTTTCCTGGCCCTTTGGTTTGACCGGTATTGCGAGGCTTTCCACCTCAACAATCGGCGCGCAGCCCAGGCTCCAGCAGCAGATTTCAGGAAGCCCCTTGGTAAGCCCCTTCGAAGCCAGGAACAGGAGCAGGAGCAAGAACAGGAGCAAGAGCAGGATCCACTAGCGTGGAGGCCCGAGCAAGCCCCTTCGCCTCCACCCGCCGCTGTCGCGGCTCCCACCCCGACCCCAGAACGCGGATCACGGCTCCCGAAGGATTGGGCGCTGCCGAAGACCTGGGGCGAAGAGGTGCTGGCCGAGTTCCCGCAATGGTCCGCCGACAAGGTGCGCCTCGAGGCCGCGAAGTTCCGGGACCACTGGACCTCCAAGACCGGCAAGGACGCGACCAAGCTGGACTGGCAGGCCACCTGGCGCAACTGGTGCCGCAGCGATATCGCCCACCGCGATGACCCGAAGCCTGGCCGAGCCGCGGCGCTCGTGACCACGGCGGCCCGCGATGCCGAAGCAAAGCGCCTGCTGGGCATCGAGAACCCCACAAACGCAGCGGAGGCCCTCGATGCAAGGCCATGACTACGACGAATTTTCGGAGATGCTGGACAGCATTGCTGGCCTCATGAGCCGGGGCACCTACACCCCCAACGCCACCAACACGGCGCTGTACTTCCGGGCCTTGCGGCAGCACGACATCGACCTAGTCCGCGCCGGGTTTGATGCCCACGTTCGGGACACGACGCGCGGCCGTTTCATGCCCACGCCGGCCGATGTCCTGGCCCAGATCGACGCCATCGCGACCAATGGTCGGCCAGGCGCCGAGGAAGCCTGGGCCATGGTGCAGATCGGCGAAGACGAGACAGTCGTCTGGACCGACGAGATGGCCGAAGCCTACGGCGCATGCACTTCGCTGCTCCAGGCCGGCGACAGCATCGCGGCACGGATGACGTTCAAAGAGGTCTACGAGCGGCTGCTGGCCCTGGCCAAGAGAACCGGAAAACCTGCGGTCTGGAAGGCCTCAATGGGCTCTGACATGGACAAGCGAAAGCGCGCGCTGACCGCCGCCGTGGCTGCAGGCCGGTTGACAGACGAAGCCGCGTTCAGCGCTTGCCCGGCGTTGCCCATGCCCGAGTCCCAGCTGGCCCTGCTGTCCGGCCCTGATGCGACACGGCTCGACTTCTTCCGCCAAAAAATCAATGAGCTAGCGGCAGCCAAGGCCGCGGACTTGGAAAACGTCGATCGGCTCGAGTGGGCCAAGACCTTGCGCGACCGAGAGAAGCGCGGCGAAGAGCTCAGCGTTGTACAGCAGAACGCATGGCGCAGAGCGCTGGATGCGAAGCGAGAAGAGGCCGTCGGCTCCTTCACCCCAATCCCCGCCAACTGCCTGCCGCCTGGTATGCGCAAGGCTACGGAGGCCCACCCATGAACCCCACAATGAACCGCGAGCAGTGGCTGGCCGGCATCGAAGCCAAGTGCGAGCCCGTCGGCGAATGCCTGGAGTGGCAAGGCCGCTTCCAGCTCGGCGGCAAAACGCCCGTGATCTATGTCCCCGCCGGAATGATCCCCGGCTTGTGCCAGGGCAGCCATAGCGCCCGCGGCGTGATGTGGTTTCTGGACAAGGGCGAGCGCAACCAGGCGGGCACCGTGCTTCGGGCCAAGTGCAAGAACTTCGCTTGCATCAGCTTGGACCACATGGTGGTTTTCACCCGGGCTGAAGCCCCGAAAGAACAGTCGGCCCGCGGCGAGTTCAGCACCGCCAAACGCAACGCAGCGGCAATCAACCGGGCCCGCGCCATGCCCACCAAGCTCAGCGTAGACCTGGCCCGCGAGATCCGGCAGCGGCCTGAATCGTCGCGCGACCTGGCGCCGGTCTATGGCGTTTCGTCCGGGACCATCACTGCCGTCCGCCGTGGCGCCCTATGGCCCGAGGCGGCCAACGGCTCAAGCGTTTTCAACTGGAGGCCCTGACATGAAATTCCTTTTCTCCGATGCCGCCTTCGGGTTGTGCTTTGTCGGTTCCGTCGTCTGCATCGCCCTGAGCGGCGCAGGCATGCTGATCTTGCTGGCGGTCAGCGGGGTCGCACCATGATCAAGCTGACGCTCCCTTATCCGATCTCGGCCAACGTGTACTGGCGCAGCTACGCCCGCGGTGGCCGGGCCATCGTCACCGTGAGCAAGGAAGCCGAGCAATACCGCAGCCAGGTCAATCTGCTGTGCTGGCAGGCCGGCATCCGCGAGCCCATCCAGGGCCGCGTCGCGATCACGGTCCAGCTGTTCCCGCAGCGCCCCCTTGACTGGGCAAAGCGCGCGCGCAAAGACCCGGACGGCTGGGACAACGATGTGCGCTGCATTGACCTGGACAACGCGAACAAGGTCTTGCTGGATGCGCTGAAGGATGTGGCCATCGAGGATGACAAGTGGGTGCGCCGCATCGTTGCCGAGCGCATGGAGCCCGATGACAAAGGCGCCCGCGTGGTGGTGACCATCGAGGCGATCAGGCCTCAACAGGCTCAGGCGGCCATTTTTGAGGCCGAGGCGGCATGACTCTTTTGCTGCGCCGCATCGGTCGCGGGAACTGGTCCCCGCTGCTGATCAGCTACGACCACCACCGCCAAGGCCAGCTGCCGATTTTGCTGGCGGCCAAAGTCGGCGACCGCATCGAAGTGGCGGGTGTGGCTTACCGCGTTTCGGTGGTGATCCCATGAAGCCGATTTGCTCCTGCTGCTCGCCGGCGCTGGAGCACACCATCACCGACGCGCGCGGCCGCACGTGGCGCTTCGAGCAACACCGCATGTTCGGCCCGCTCATCTTGCGCGCCGATGGCGAACCCGCAGCCCGTCAGCCCGGATCCCGAAGCACCTTTTGGGCGGCCTGGGAGCAATGGCGCGAACAGCAGGAGGCAAGCAAATGCAAACCGTGACTCTCATTGACGGCACCCAGGTGCCCAGCGACTCCGAAGCCTGGCGCCACGAATGCGAAGCCCGCGCCATCGCCGCTTTGCCCTCCCTGGCCCAGCGCCGCGAATGGATGCAATCCCTTGAACACCGCCGCGGCAAAGCCGAGGCCGACCGACTCCGAGCAACGATGACAGCGCTGTGGAAGGCAAAGAAGCAATGAAGATCGAAGACCGCTATTCCTCGGCAATCCGCTCCAGCAACTTGCGGAGCAACCCCGAAACGAACCAGAGCGATGCCGATGTGCTGGGCGCGGCAGGCCTGGCCTCTAAGCATTCGCCTCTGGCCATCGCGTTGCTGCGGCTGTTCGTCGGCGGCGACTCCAACGGGGCTCAAGTGGTGGAGCATCTGGCGGCGATGGCTGTCGGCAAGGCCTACCGGATGGGCGGCGCTGAGATTGGCAAGCCCGATGCGCTCACGCTGGCATGGCAAGTGCTGGCCTACCACCGCAATAGCACCTGCAAGTCATGCGGTGGACACGGGCTCCAAATGATGCCGAATGTCCCCGTGCTTTCGGCCCAGCGCTGCCCAGCCTGCAAGGGATCCGGCAAGCGCTCGTTCAACAACATGTTTTCGATTGAGCGCCTGGAGCTGGCGCGCTGGCTGTTGGTCGAAATGGAGCGCGAGACGGCCATCGCTGGGCCCCTGGCCATGGCTCGCCTTGCGCCCCGACTGGACTTGTGATTACACTTCCGCCATCCGCAGCGATGTGGACCAACGTCTCAATTGATTGCGGAGCCGTGTCCAAATCGCTGTAAACCCCGTCTAACCCGCCTGCGCGCAAGCCCGGCGGGTTTTTTCGTTTCTGACCATGACACTCAACGCCAACCAATCACGATTCGTTGGCGAATACCTGATTGACCTGAACGCGACCCAGGCCGCCATTCGGGCAGGCTACAGCGCCAAAACTGCGGTGCAGCAAGGGTCGCGCCTGTTGATGAATGCTGACATTCAGCAGGCGATTGAAGAGCGCCAGAAGGCGCTGCAGCAGCGCACGGAGATCACCCAGGAAAGCGTGATTCTTGAGCTCGCAAAGATCGCATTCGGAGATCAGCGCCGGGTGATGTCTTGGGGACCGGACGGCATCAAGCTGCGGCCGTCCAACGCCCTGACCGACGACGAAGCCGCTGTGGTGGCCGAAGTGACCGAGACCATCACAGCCAATGGCGGGTCACTGAAGATCAAGACGCATGACAAGGTGGCTGCGCTGAAGCTGTTGGGCGAGCACCTGGGTTTGTTCAAGCAGAAGGTGGAAGTCACCGGCAAGGACGGCGGCCCGGTTCAGCAAGCCCAGGTGACGGTAACGCCTGAGCAGCTGGCCGAGGCGGTGCGCAGTGTCCAAGCCAAGTTTTAGCCAAGCTGAGCGGCTGGCGGCCATAGGCTGGGCCAGGGAGGACCTTTACTCCTTCAGCCGCTGGATGTTCTTGCAGCGCAAGAATTACCTTTGGCAGCAAGCTCGGCACCATGCGCTGATCTGTGACGCATTGATGCGGGTGTTCAGCGGGGAGACGAAGCGACTCATCATCAACGTGCCACCCAGGTATTCGAAGACCGAATTAGCGGTGGTGAACTTCATTGCCTGGGCCATGGGCCAGGTGCCAGACGCTGAATTCATCCATGCGAGCTACAGCGGCACGCTCGCGGGCAACAACAGTTCGAACGTGCGTGGGCTGGTCCAGCATGAGGCCTTCCGGGAGATCTTCCCGGCGCTGGTCCTGTCCAGCGATGCGCAGCACCATTGGCAGACCACCGAAGGCGGCGTGATGTACGCCACCGGCGCCGGGGGCTCGATCACAGGCTTTGGCGCAGGCAAGCACAGGGAAGGATTCAGCGGGGCGATCATCATCGATGACCCGCACAAGGCAGACGAAGCCCGGTCGGATGTAATCCGGCAGGGTGTGATTGACTGGTTCCAGAACACGCTGGAGAGCCGGAAGAACAACCAGGACACGCCGATCATCTTGATCATGCAGCGCTTGCATGAGAAGGATCTAGCGGGCTGGTTGCTGGGTGGCGGCAACGGGGAAAAGTGGGATCACCTGTGTTTGTCGGCCTGGAACGACGACAACACACCGCTTTGGCCTGAGAAGCACAGCGCGGCGGATCTGGAGCGCATGGAGCGCGCAGCGCCATATGTCTTCGCGGGCCAGTACCGGCAGAAGCCATCACCACCAGCTGGCGGCACGATCCAGCCGGACCAGATGCAGATCATCGATGCGCTCCCGGCCGTGCCGATTGAGTGGGTGCGAGGCTGGGACTTTGCGGCGACGGAGAAGAAGGCAGTCAGCCCCGACCCAGACTGGACGGCTGGCGGCAAGCTCGGAAGGCTGGCTGATGGACGCTTCGTCATCGCCGACATGGTGCGGCTGCGGGAAGGGCCAGACAAACGCGACCAGGCATTGAAGAACACGGCCAACCGAGATGGCCCCAAGGTTAGGCAGAGCCTGCCGCAAGACCCTGGCCAGGCCGGGAAGACCCAGGCGCTTTACCTCACACGCGAGATGGCGGGCGCCTCGGTGCACACCAGCCCAGAAAGCGGCGACAAGTACACGAGGGCGTTGCCCTTGGCCTCTCAGATCAACGTCGGCAATGTGCTGATGCTGCGCGGGGCCTGGAACGACGAACTGATCAACGAAATGCGGATGTTCCCCAACGGGTCACACGACGACCAAGTGGACGCCCTGAGCCGTGCCTTTGAGGCGCTGATGGGTGGAAGCACAGGAATGCTGGATTGGGCGCGGCAACAGACCGCAGCCATCCAGGCCACCAAAGATCAAGGAAAGGGGCAGTGATGCCACGCTACAGAACTCTGAACAACGACGCCCAGATCAACGTGGATCGGGTCGCCCTGCTGGCTGATTCGGACGGCGCCTTCACCGTGGCGTCTGGCTCACGCGCCGAGGCCGTGCTGATCGCGGGCGGTGCAGTGCGGGTGGATGCGCAGCCGCTTTTCCCAGACTCGGTGTCAGGGGCTGGGAATCGTGCGCTGATGGCGGCTATCGGTGATTCCCTTGAAGCCATGACGCACCAGCTCTTGACCGTTACTGCGGCAAGCCGGAGCGGCAATATCCTGACGCTGACCACCTCCGGCGCTCACGGCATGTACGCAGGCGCTCGCGGTCGTTTTGATGGCTTGGACGCTTTTGATTCTTCGATGCGGGGTCGTTACACCGTCCTGTCGGTTCCGACCACCACCACGCTGACGGTCCCCAACGTAGGCCCCGACAGCGCATCTTTGCCCCTTGGCACTACGCCCCGTTTCGCCAATCTCCAGCGGCGCGCCAATGACGGTTTCCTGACTTGGTTCCTGATCCTCAGCAAAAAGCTGTTTGACCTCGGTGAGATCTTCGCCACGCCGGGTCGTCGCACTGCTGACATGGCCCAGTTCGTACCCGCCGTCATTGCATCTGGCGCGGGTTTCTGTGCCGTGCTCGGCGGCACAAATGACATTCACCTTGATTCTCTGACTGCCGCGCAGATCACCCCCAACCTGCAAAAGATCTACACAGATCTGCTTGCGGGCGGCGTGCGCCCCATCTGTGTAACTATCCCGCCGCCAATCGGCACGGCCTGGACAACTGCGCGTGCTCAGTCGGCGGCCCAGGTGAATGCATGGATTCGCAACTTCTGCCGCCTCAATAGCAAGGCCATACTGGCTGACATTGCCGCCGCAATCATCGACGGCACGAACAACGCCAGCCCAGGCACTGCGAAGACCGGCTACATCATTTCCAACGATGTTCACTGGACGCAGAAGGGCGCTTACTACGCTGGCAAGCGCATGGCCGCTGACGTTAGCGCTGCTGTTGTAGGCAGCGACCGCCGCGTGGTGACGGGCGCAGACACCTACGGCTTCGACACCACCAGCAGCAACATTCTTGATGCCGGCCCATGGGCGGCTTCGGGTGGCACTGTGTCTGCGCCAGTAACTTGCACGATGGCCGCAGGCTTGGTGGCAGAGCGCCTTGGCTCAGCTACGGCAGTCGCCTCCACTGCGGCGCGAGCTGACGGCTGCGGCTATGACGCCGTCCTTGTGGTGACACCCACGGCGGCAAACGACGGCGGCAACATCCGCACAGCTGGGGGGGCAATCCACCCTCGAATTGTGGCGGGCCAGACCTACGCCCCGGATGCAACCGTTTCCACATCAGGGGTGGCGGGCTCATCGCTTGTCTACTCCTATCAGTATTTGAACGGCACCGTGGACGGCACGACTATCAATTACATCTCGTGCCCCTTGTACCCGAGCGAAGCAACCCCGATTGATGAGGATTGGTCGGGCGTCTTTGACTACCCGCCGTTCACCATCAATGGCGTGATCACCTCGGCAGGTATCTACAGCACGCTGATGTTCAGCGCCGCTGGCTCCGCCGTGACGCAGAAGACGGGCCGCATGTCCATCCGCCCGCCTACTGCCTGATTTCCCATACCTTGCCGACCATCATGACGACCAATCAACCCAGAAAGCCCCGACCATCGGGTGCTGGCCTTGGCCCATGCCCAAACCCGAAGCGCTCCCAAGGCCGAGGCATCGCGATGGTTTGCGGGTGTAGGAGTCGCTGCGGGGTCTGCGGGCATCCTATGCACTCTGCAGTCCACAGGCACATCTTGGGCGAGCGGCCCGGTGATCCGCCCTTCGACCACGAATTCCAGCCTGCCGCCTAAATCCAATACCCTGCCGGTAAGTACCGCCTCCCCACCTAACCCAATCCATCAATGGCAACTCGCAACCCATCACAAGGCAGCCAGATCGAGCCGGGCATCGTCTCGCGCGTGGCGGCTGGGCTGCGCTATGCCCTGACCGGCGCAACGCCGGGCGGCGCTGACTGGTTTGGCCCGCAGCAACCCATCGAGCCTGCCCTGCAGGGCGAGCAGGCTGAGCAAGCCGGCGTCACAGGTCGCCAACTCGACTACCGCACCGGCTTCAACATCGACCTGCGCCCCCGCAGCGGTGAGGCCATCGGCTTCCCCGAACTGCGCGCTCTGGCCGAGAACTGCGATTTGCTCCGTCTCGTGATCGAGACGCGCAAGGATCAGGTCTGCTGCTTGCCCTGGGCCATCCAGCCGCGCAAGAAAGACGCCAAGCGCGATGCCCGCTGCGAAAAGGCCGAGGCCTTTCTACGCTGCCCAGACGGCGAGCATGCATGGGAAGACTGGCTCCGCATGCTGCTGGAAGACCTCTTTGTGATCGACGCGCCAACGGTGTACATCCGGCGCACGGTCGGTGGCGAGCTGTTCGCGCTGGAGCCCATCGACGGCGCCACCATCAAGCGCGTGATCGACTCGACAGGCCGCACGCCTACCGATGGCCCGGCCTATCAGCAGATCCTGAAGGGCGTGCCCGCGGTGGACTACACCCGCGAAGAGCTGATCTACAAGCCACGCAATCCGCGCACGCACAAGGTCTACGGCACCAGCCAGGTGGAGCAGGTGGTGAACACGGTGAACATCGCGCTGCGCCGCCAGCTATTCACACTGAACTACTTCACCGAAGGCACGGTGCCGGATGCGTTGGCCGGCGTGCCGACAGATTGGACGATCACGCAGATCAAAGAGTTCCAAGACTACTGGGACATGCTGCTGACCGACGACCAAGCTAGCCGCCGCAAGCTGAAGTTTGTGCCAGGCGATATCGCGAAGAACTTCAAAGAGGTCAAGCAGCCCCCACTCAAAGACGAGTTCGACGAGTGGCTGGCCCGGGTTATCTGCTTCAGCTTCAGCATTGAGCCCACGCCCTTCGTCAAGCAGTCCAACCGGGCCACCGCAGAGACTGCCCGCGAACAATCGCTGTCTGAAGGCTTGGCCCCCATTCAGCAGTGGGTGAAGGGCTTGATTGACGTCATCCTGGCCAAGTGCCTGGATGCTGCTGACCTTGAGTTCAGCTGGGAAGAGGGCCCCATCATCGACGCCAAGATCCGTGCCGAGGTGGCGCAGATCTACGTTGCGGCCAAGGTGCTGCACCCTGACGAGGTCCGGGCCGACCTGGGCCGCGCGCCGATGACTCCTGAGCAGAAGGCAGATTTGACGCCTCCGCCCCCGCCAATGCTGGCCGGGCCTGGTGGTGATCCCGAGGCAGGGCAGGGCGGTGAGGGCCAGGAGCCCCCCGCCAAGGGCCAAGAGCCGCCGCCGAACAAGCCCGCAGCAGAAGATCCCAAGGCCTGAACCATGCAGATCCTGTGCAAACGCCTCACCGCAGAAGAGGCGCTGGCTAAGCTCGCCCTGAAACCGATCAACCGTGACCGCAAAGCTGTTGCCGAACAACGCAAGGCCCTGGCCAAAGGTCTATCGGAGTTCCTGGCGGCCCGAGCCCCCGGCATTGCTGACCAGCTGGTGGATCAGCTGGGCCTGCAGAAGAAGGCCCGCAAGCCGGGCGCAGATCCCGAGGCCCTTGCAGCCGCGGCAGTGCGGGCGCGCAAGGCCTTGGATGCTTTGGAGTTCGGCGAAGAATGGCATGCCATCGTCAGTGTGGCTGAAGACCCGCTGGCGGCCATGGCCATGGACGGCGGCGCGGCCGCGCTCAAGCAGCTCAGTGTGAAAGCTGAAGAAGTGGTCACGCTGACCGGTGACAAGGCCGCTGCCTGGGGCCGTGCACGCGCGGCCGAGATGGTGGGCATGAAGCGCAACGCTGATGGCGATCTGGTGCCGAACCCCAACGCGAAGTGGCGCATCGATGACAGCACCCGCGAAATGCTGCGCGGCAAGGTCGAAGAGGCGCTGACCGAGGGCCTGAGCGCAGACGAACTCAAGGCCTCGATCCTCGAAGGCACCGCCTTCAGCCCTGAACGCGCCGAATCCATCGCCCGAACCGAGATCGCCAAGGCTGACATGGCCGGAACGATGGAGGGCTACCAAGCCTCCGGCCTGGTGGCAGGCAAGACCTGGAGCACAGCCCAAGACGACCTTGTGAGCGAGGAATGCCAGGCCTGCGAAGCAGCCGGTGTCATTGGCATGAACGAAGACTTTCCGAGCGGCGAGAGCTTTCCGCCAAACCATCCCAATTGCCGGTGCACCGTGCTGCCGGTGCTGACCGACGAAATGCCCGACACGGGCAAGACCATGAAGGACACGACCATGAAACTGATCTGGAGCGGCGCAGCGCGCGAAAACTTCCACTTGAACTTCCCGATCATGAAGACCGAGAAGCTCGACGATGGCCGACTGGTGGTGCAGGGCATCGCAACAAGTGAAGCCCTCGACCATGCCGATGAGATCGTCGACTACGAGTCGGCCAAGGCCGCATTCGCTGGCTGGGCGGGCAATATCCGTGAGCAGCACGATGCGAAGAAGGCTGTGGGTAAGGCGATGGAAGTCGTTTGTGACGACGACGCCAAGCAGATCATCGTCAAGGCCTTCATCAGCTCCGGGGCGCAAGACACCCAGGCCAAAGTGCTTGACGGCACGCTGGCTGCGTTCAGCATCGGCGGCTCTGTCGCCAAGCGTTTGGCTGAGACGGTCACGAAGGCTGACGGCACCTCAGTGAAGGCGACCCGAGTCCTCGTCAAGCGGATCAGCGAGACCTCGGTGGTGGACGCTGGCTGCAACCCGGAGAGCGGTATCTGCATCGTCAAGGCTGAAGGGGAAGACCTTGTGTGGGCGGCGCAGGCTGACGATCTCAAGAAGGGCCTGTATGAGCTCTCCGACTTCGCCAGCATCTTGCGCGGCATTGGCTACTTGGTCAGTTCCGCCGGTTGGGAGGCTCAGAACGAAGGTGACAACAGCCCGTTGCCCGCCGCGCTGCTGGACTGGCTCAAGACTGGTGTTGGTGTGTTCCAGGCCATGGCCGCCGAAGAGTGCGCTGAGCTGTTGGCAAACCTGCAGGCTGCTGTCCCTGTGCCCGTGGTGGTCGATGTGATCGCCGCGGCTGACGCTGGAGGCGACCTGGCCAAGGCTGGCAAGCGCTTCAGCACCTCGACCAAAGCCGCCCTCAAGTCCGCGCACGAAGCCTGCAAGGCCGCTGACAAGGCGCTGGCAGACCTTGGCTATGACAAGGACGAGGACGAAGAAGGCGAAGGCGAGGGCGATAAGCAGAAGGCGGACACCGAGGCCGATTTCCAGAAGCGAGCCACCGAAGAAGCCGAGCAAGTCACCGAGATCGCCAAGGCCGCCGGCCTGGAATTGGCCGAGCCCACCGCCGCCGCACTGACCAAAGCAGCGCTCACCGAACTGGTGACCCTGCGAAAGGCGCACGCCGATCTGTTGGCCCAGCCTGCCGCCCCCAAGGGCGTGACCAAGGCCCTGGTGATCGGCAAGCAAGCCGACCGCAACGACGGCAAAGAGAACGAAGACCCCGCGCCCGTGGTGAAAGCCGACGGTGCTGTGGACGATGTTGCAACGCTGATCAAGGCGGCACAAGCCCGCCCGATCCGCGCATTCTGATCACCCGCTCCGGGTGTTTTTCCGGCCGCCTCGTGCGGCCTTTTTTATCTCCTGAAAGGAAATGATATGGGCGCCAACAACATGGCCGAACTCCTGGAGTTGGTGAAGACCTCCCAGGCCAAGGCAGTCGACGAGCTGACCAAGAACTTCACCCAGCCGGGCAGCGCGACTGCGGGCATCCAAGGTTACGACCTGGAAGCGCCCAGCAAGAAGCTCTATCCCGTGCTCGCCCCCCTGCGCAACAGCATCCCGCGCGTGGGTGGCGGCTTCTCGATCCAGGCCAACTGGAAGGCCATCACCGGCATCAACACCACCCGCGTGCGTGCGGGCGTGAGTGAGGGCCAGCGCGGCGGCCAAGTCCAGCACACCAGTGCTGAATATCTGGCGGCTTATCGTGGCATCGGCTTGGAAAAGGCGGTGACCTTCGAGGCTGACTATGCCGCTAAGGGCTTCGAGGATGTGAAGGCGCTGGCTGTTGGCCAGACGCTGGAATCCCTGATGATCGAAGAGGAAATGATCCTGCTGGGTGGCAACACTTCGGCGGCCTTGGGCACCACGCCCACGCCAACCTTGGCGGCCTCTGGCTCTGGCGGCACGCTGGCCACGCAAACCCTTTCGGTGATCTGCGTGGCGCTGACGCTGCAATCCTATTGGGATGTGGCCGGCATCAACAACGGCCAGGCCGGCGGCTTCTTCGATGCCACCACCGCCCAGGTCCGCGCTTCCATCACCCGCACTAATGCGGATGGCACCACCGACACCTTCGGCGCTGGCACTGCCCAGAAGTCGGCGGCTGCCACTGTCTCGGTGACGGGCCCCACCGGCTCGGCCACCGGCTCTGTGGCAGCAGTGCGCGGCGCTGTGGCTTATGCCTGGTACTGGGGTGCAGCGGGTTCTGAGCGCCTGGGTGCGGTGACCACGATCAACAGCGTGTCTATCACCGCGGCAACCGGTGGCGGCAACCAGTTGGCCTCGTCTCTGCCGTCGGCTGACAACAGCACCAGCGCGCTGGACTTTGACGGTCTGTTGACCATCGCCAGCAAGTCGAACCTGGGCGCGTACTACAACGCATTGCCCACGGGCACGCCGGGCGTTGGCAACACGTTGACCGGTGCTGGTGGCCGGGTGGTTGAGATCGATGTGGCCTTGGCTCAGTTCTACGACCGCTATCGCCTGCAACCCAACCAGATCTATCTGAACTTCCGCCAGTTTCAGAAGATCACCAACGTGGTGTTGGGCCAGACGAACCCGAACGTGATGTTCACCATCGACCACAACAGCGCCACGCAAGAGATGGTCGCTGGCCGCAACGTAGGCAAGTACCTGTCGCCGATCACGGGCGAGGTGATCGATCTGATCGTTCACCCCAACCTGCCGCCCGGCACGATCTTGTTCCGCACCACCCGCGTGCCGGCCTACCTGGACGGCGTGAGCGATCTGTGCCGCGTGCGCACCCGCCGCGAGTACTACCAAATCGAGTGGCCGCTGCGCACTCGCAAGTACGAGTACGGCGTCTACGCAGACGAGGTGCTTCAGCACTACTTCCCGCCTTCGCTCGGCATCATCACCAACGTCGGCTGATCACCAACTAGATCACCGATCCCAGCGACCCTGAGCCCCGCCCCGTGCGGGGCTCTTTCGTTTCTACAGGAGAAAATCAGATGGACAAGATCAAACTGGTTGGCCCCGAGGGCGCCAACTCTGCATCGGTCGATGGCGTGCAATACGACATCGGCGCGGATGGCAAGTTCGAAGTTGCCTCGCAGCACGCGCTGCAGCTCTATGGTTTCGGCTTTGGCAACGCCCCCGCCGACGAGCCCGCCGCCCAGGAAGCGCCGAAGGGCGGCAAAAAGGCCAAGGCTGCAGAGGCTGCAGCTGAAGCCCCCGCCGACGAGCCCGCCGCCCAGGCCTGATCGTCATGGCGGACTTGACCACCCTGGCGGCCGTGAAGGCTTACGGGTCCATCGCGGGCACGGAACTGGACGCCTTGCTGACTGCGCTCATCTCGCGGGCCAGCGCGGCTGTTGAGAACTTCCTGCAGGGTAGCGTCTTGTCCGCCAGCTACACCGAGACCCGCAACGGCACCGGCGGCCAGGCCATGCTGCTGGCCGAGTACCCGGTCACTGCAGCCTCGGCCGTCACGGTCAATGGCCAGGTGATCCCCAAGGCCGCGGCCTTCGGCCAAACAGGCTGGTGGCTGGCTGATCGAACCATCCTGCTGGTGGGCTACAGCTTCACGCGCGGGCGCAACAACGTGCAAGTCACCTACACCGCTGGCTATGCCTCGGTGCCCGGCGACATTGAGCAAGCTGTGATTGAAACAGTGTTGCTGGCCCTCAATAGGCGCGGTCACATCGACATCAGCAGCAAGGCGCTGGCAGGCGAAACCATCAACTTCATCACGGCTGATTTGACGCCGAGCTCCAAGGCCGTCCTGAACAGCTATCGCCGCGTTGCTCCGCTATGAGCATCAACGGCAGCGTCAGCGGCGACAAGGAAGTCAGCCGCAACCTAGGCCGTGTGTCGGCCGAGGTGCGGGCCGAACTAATCAAAGGCATGGGCCGGATCACGCTCAAGCTGATGCGTGAGAGCGTGCAGAACAAGCTCAGCGGCCAAGTGCTCAAGCGCGTTACTGGCACGCTGGCCAGGGCGGTGACCCAGTCGCCTCGCACCTATGAGGCTGGCACAAACATCATCGGCACGGTGGGCGTGGACGACATCACAGGCAAGGACGGCCGGGCCCCGGTCAAGTACGGGCGGATGCACGAGTACGGCTTCACCGGCCCTGTGACCGTGAAAGAGCATTTGCGCCTTGTGAAGAAGGCGTTCGGCAAACCGCTGAAGTATCCGGTTTACGCCACGGTCAAGGCGCACACCGCCAACGTCAACCTGCTCGAGCGGTCGTTCCTGCGATCAGCTCTCAAAGATCTGAACGATGCCGGCGTGATTGAGGCTGAACTGAACGCCGCCATTGCCGCAGGCACAAAGGCCATGAAATGAACCGTGAACCCATCTATGCAGGCCTGTTCGCATTGCTGGCCGCCGTGCCAGGCCTGCGCATCAGCTCGCGCATCTTGAAGCACTGGAACGATGTGCCCGCCGAGCAGCAACCCGCGCTGTTCCAGGCACAAAAGCGCGAACAAGCCATTCAGAAGACCGGCGAGCCCACCAAGTGGCTGCTGTCGGTTGACCTTTACGTCTATGTCCGCACCAGCGGCGGCCAGGTGCCCGGCACGGTGCTGAACCCAATCCTTGATGCCATTGAGGCGGCCTTTGTGCTGCACCCCATTACCGGCGTCCACACCTTGCCCATCGCGGGCGTGGAGTGGGCCCGCATCGAAGGCGCCATCGAAACCGACGAAGGCACCTTGGGCGAGCAGGCCGTGGCCATCGTCCCCATTCAGATCCTTGCCACCTAAACCCCGCGCCCTGCGCATTCCATCCGTCACGAAAGGACGACCATCATGCAACTCACCTTCGGCGCGGGCGACCTGTTCGCCACCTTGCTGCAAGACGCCTACGGCAACCCCATCACCAACCCCACGCCGATCCGCGTTGCGGGCCTGCAGGAAATGTCGCTCGACTTCGCGGGCGACCTCAAGGAGTATTTCGGCACCAATCGCTTTGCGCTGGCCGCGGCCCAAGGCAAGGTCAAGACCACCGGCAAGTTCAAAGGCGCTCTGATCAACGGCCAGGCCCTGAACACCCTGTTCTTCGGCTCCGGCCTGAGCAGCGGCACGATGAAGGCGCTGTACGCTGACACCACTGGCACCGTTGTTCCTTCCACCCCATTCACGATCACGCCGACCGTGCCCAATTCCGGCACTTGGGTGGATGACCTTGGCGTCGTGGATGCGACCGGACGTGTGATGACTCGAGTGGCCAGCGCCCCGACCACCGGCCAGTACAGTGTGTCCGCTGGCGTTTACACCTTCGCTGCCGCCGATGTCGGCATCAAGATGTACATCAGCTTCAGCTACACCTACACGCTGGCCGGCGCCAAGCGCATCCAGTTGCTGAACCTGCCCATGGGCTACACCCCCATGCTCAAGATCCACTACATGGGCCAGTTCCAGGGTAAGAAGACACTCGCGGTGCTGGAATCGGTGGTCTCGAACAAGCTGATGCTGTTCGGATCCAAGAACGACGATTTCAGCGTGCCCGAAATCGACTTCAGCGCCCAGGCTGATGCCGCTGGCTACTCGCTGGGTGACATCTACACCCAGGAGTAATGAGCATGCCTGTCGTCAAGATCAAGGGCATCGCGCTCGATCTGGCTGGCCAGGTGCTGGTGGTTCCCCCGCTTTCGCTGGGGGCTATGGAGCAGCTGCAAGACTCCCTGGCCAGCTTCACCGGTGACATCAGCGACCGCAAGCAGGTCGCCACCGCCATCGATGCCGCGCACGCCGCCTTGCGCCGCAACTATCCCGAGATGACGCGGGAGGCTGTGGCCGAACTCATCGACGTGAGCAACATGGTCGACGTGTTCCAGGCGGTGATGGATGTGTCTGGCGCGCGGCGCAAAGCTGCCGAGGCCCAGGCCTTGGAGGGCCAGGAGGGAAACCCAGCGGGGGAGGCCTGAACTGGCCGGCGCTTTACGCCGAAGTGGCGTATTGCACCGGCTGGACGATCCCCCACATCCGCGACGAGCTTGATCTGCCCACGCTCGCCGCGCTGCGCGAGCAATGGGCGCAGTTTCCCCCGCTGCCTGTGATGGTGGCGCACTACCTCGGCGCGGCCAAGCCCAAGAAGCAAGACGAGCAAGCCGAGCACCTGGAAGACCAGGACGTAATCCCGACCACCAAGCTATCCGAAGGCGACTTCAACGCCTTGCTGGTCAGCATGGGCTTGCCCACTTCAACCACCTCTCCAACTGCGGCCGCACCATGAGCGACAACACCGTCAACGTCAATGTCACGGCCAACACCGCTGAGCTCCAAAGCGGTATGCAGCAGGCCCCGAGCTTGGTGCAGCGTGCCGCGGAGCAAATGCGCGGGCACTTCACCAAGCTGCGGGCCGATACGGCGGAGCACATGGGCAAGGCCGCAGAAGCCGTGTCTTCAAGCACCAGCAGTATGGGCGGCGCCATCAGCGGCCTATCTGGGGCCTTCAGTAAGGTGAACATCGCATTCGCAGCGGTGGCGGCGATTCTCGGCGGCGGGGCCATGTTTGCCAGCGGCATCAAGGCTACCCAGCAGTTCACAGGCGAAGCCAACAAGTTGGCGCGGACGCTGAGCATTACCACCTCCGAGGCCAGCACGCTCAATGTGGCACTGGGCGACATCTACACCGATGCCGAGACCTTCACGGGTGCAGCCTCCATGCTGGGCCGCCAGCTCAAGCAAAACGAAGGCGAGTTGCAGCGCATGGGCCTGGCCACGCGCGACTCGCACGGCAACTTGCGCAATTTGAACGACCTGATGATGGACAGCATCAAGGTCATCAATGGCTACAAGGAAGGCACCGACCGAAACCTGGCTGCCATGACGCTGTGGGGGCGCGGCGCTTCAGAGGCTACCGGCCTGCTCAAGCTGAATAACGACGTGCTGGAGGCAGCCAAGAAGAAGCAAGAAGAGCTCGGCCTGACGGTTGGCCAAGAGAACGTGGAGGCCAGCAAGCGCTACAAGGCCGCCATGAATGACGTGGGCGATGTGATGCTCGCGCTCAAGAAAGCCATCGGCGATGCGGTGATGCCCATCCTGACACGCCTGGGCGAGTGGTTCGCAGAGGTCGCCCCGCCGGCCGTGTTCGCCTTCAAGGTCGCCCTGGATGCTGTGGCCACGGCCGTGCATGTGGTCATTGGTGCGCTGCGCCAGCTCTGGATTGTCGTCTCGACCATTGCCGATCCCATCGCCACGCTGGGACGGGCCATTCGCATGCTGATTCAAGGGGATGTGAAGGGCGCTCAAGAAGAGATGACCAACATCTTCAGCAACTGGGGCGATGCGTTTTCCAAATTGGGCGACCGCATGAAGGAGGACGCCAAGCAGACCTGGACCGACATCACGGCGCTTTGGGGCAAGCCTACGGCGACGGCTGCAAAAACAGGCAAGGGCAAGAACTACGAAACCAAGCCGGATAAGGACAAGGCCGAGAAAGACCCCTCCCAGATGGCCGCCTTTGAGGCTCAGCTTGAAGCTGAGAAGGTGGTGGCGTCTGAGCGTGACGCCTTGCACGGCATGAGCAAGCAAGCCGAGGCAGCGTTCTGGGCCGGCATCCTGAACCTGACGACCTTGAACGAAAAGGACCGTCTGCATGTCAGCAAGAAGGCCTCGGCCGCGCGCGTGGCGGTCCTGCAAGAAGAGGCCCAACAAGCCGATCAAATCGGCCAGGCCCAGTTATCCGCATGGGAGCAGCGCAATCTGGCCGTGGTTGACCAAGACGAAGAGACGGCCCGGAATAGGGTGGTGCTCGGCTTCGGCACCCAGGCCGATCTTCTGGCCCAAGAGCAGGAGTTTGAGAACCGGCGCTACGAGATCAAGATGGCCGCCGCCCAGGCCAACCTGGCGGCGCTCGACCCTATGCGCGATCCCGTGCAGGTCGCTCAGCTGAACACGCAGATCGAGGCGCTGGAGCAGGCCCACCAGATGCGCCTCGCCCAAATTCGCGGGCAGATCGCCGTCGAATCGGCAGCCGAGATGAACGCCATCTGGACGGATCTCAGTGGCCGAATGAGCAGCCTTTGGGACAGCGGCGTGAATGCAATGATGAACGGGACGCTGACCTGGCGCAATGCGATGCGTGCAATCGGTGCTGAGATGGTGGGATGGTTCGCCGGAGTCGTGAAAAAGAAGGTGGTGGCGTGGGCGCTTGGTGAGCAAGCCAAAACCGGCGCCACTGCTGCGGGCACTGCTCAGCGTTGGCTGATGGAGAGCTGGGCCGCTGCCAAGTCTGTGGCGCTGTGGGCCGCTACCGCCGTCAAGAACATCATGACCAGCGCCTGGGAAGCGATGGCAGCTGCGTGGAAAGCGGTGGTGGGCATCCCTTATGTCGGCCCGGTGCTGGCCGTGGCTGCCGCCGGTGCAGCGTTTGCAGGCGTCTCGGCCATCGCGGGCAAGGTTGCATCAGCTGAGGGAGGGTATGACATCCCGGCCGGCGTCAACCCCATGACGCAGCTGCACGAGAAGGAAATGGTTCTGCCCGCCAAGCAAGCGGATGTGATCCGCGACTTGGCGGACGGTGGCAGCGGTGGCGCAGTCGGTGGCGGTGGCCCCGTGGTGCTCAAAGCAACCCCCCTCAAAGGCAACTTCTTCATGGTCCACCGTGACGATCTCGCCGCCGCTTTCAAGTCCCTCAAGCGCGACTTTGTCCTATGAGCCAGCTCATCTTCCCCAAGCTACCCGGCCAAAGTTGGCCCGTCGGCCGCACCGTCCTGGCACCGCCAGTCAAGATCAAAGTAACGCCCTCGCGCCGGGAATTCCGCGCGCGTGACAGCACGTTGCCCCTCTATCGATACAGCCTGCCTTTTGAGTTCCTGCGAAAGACTGCAGCTGCTCCGGATTGGCAGACCCTCATGGGCTTCTACAACAGGGTAGGTGGAACATTTGACGACTGGCTGTTCGATGACGAGGACGACAACACGTGCGTTGATCAGCTGATCGGCGTTGGCGATGGAGTCACGACCCAGTTCCAGATCGGCCGCACTTTGGGCGGCTTCATTGAGCCGCTGTATGGCGGAGTCAATGGCGCTGCGGAGATCAAAGTCGCAGGCTCTGTTTGGACACCGACCAGCATTGGCCCCACAGGGGTTGTCACGCTGGCCGTCGCGCCGTCTGCGGGCTCGCAAATCCGGTGGTCGGGGAAGTTCTTCTGGCGCTGCCGCTTCTCCAGTGAGTCGTTGGACTTCACAAAGAGTTCGGGGGTCTTCTACGAAACCAAGAAGGTTGAATTCATCACGGTGAAGCCGCTATGAGAACCGCTCTCTGGGAAACATCTACGGGCGCCCTGGCCGCGCTGCTCAACAGCGGCGGGCCACTAAACAAGTGCGACCTCTACACCATCACCCTGCAAAGCGGCACGGTGTTGCGCTGGACGAGCTTTGAGATGCCGGTGCAAGGCAATGGCCAGGTGTGGGCATTGGGCCCAGGCATCGAGCGCAGCCGGTGCAAATGGACGGTCGGCGTGACCGTTGACACCCTCACGCTCACGCTGACCACCGACGCCTCGCGCCCCTGCGCAATCGCTGGCACTCCATTGTTGGCCTACATCCGCGCCCGTGGGTTCGTCAACGCGACGGTGCAGCTGGATCGGGCGTTCTGGGGCGCAGGCGATACGGGCCCCGTAGGTGCCTTGAACTGGTTCACCGGACGCGTTGCCGATATGCCCGATATCGACCGCTACGGCTGTCAGATCGCTGTCAAGAGCGAGCTAAGCCGCCTCAACGTGCAAGTGCCTCGTGAGCAGTTCAGCGCACAGTGTGCGCGCACCGTCTATGACGCTGAGTGCGGCATCACCACTGCCTCGCGCATCGCTGGAGGGGCGACCACCTCGGCCAGCTCTCTGGGCCGTACGCAATTCAGCACTAACCTGGCGCAGGCAGTGGGCTACTTCGACCTCGGCACCATCACCTTTGCGAGCGGGGCGAATGCGGGCATCAGTCGCACCGTCAAAACACATCTGGGCGACGGCACCATCACGGTTCTCTCGCCGCTTCCAAGCCCAGTCGCGTCGGGTGACACGTTCAGCATCCTGCCCGGCTGCGATGGCCTGCAGTCCACCTGTTCCAACAAGTTTGCCAATCTGCCCCACTTCAAGGGTCAGCCCTACATCCCCCAGGCGGAGACCGTCACATGAGCACCGCCATGCGCGAACAAATCGTTGCCGAGGCCATGTCCTGGCTCGGCACCCCATACCACCACCACGGCCGTGTTAAGGGCGCCGGTGTGGACTGCGCCCAAATCTTGCTGGCCGTCTATGCAGATGCGCTGCAGATCGCCCCAGCGCTGGACGTGGGCAACTACAGCACTCAGTGGCATTTGCACCGAAGCGAAGAGGTGTATTTGGCCTGGCTGGCTGAGGCCGGCGCGGTTCAGGTCGAGCAGCCGCAGCCCGGCGATATGGCCATGTGGCGCTTTGGCCGAACCTTCAGCCATAGCGGGATCTGCGTGGGTGAGGGTGAGTTTGTGCATGCGTATGTGAGCCTGGGCGTGGTGCGTACCCGCATCACCGAGGCCCCGCTGGAAGGCCGTGAAGTGCAGTACTGGAGCATCCTGAAATGAGCGGCAATGGCGGCATGAACACCAGCGCCACGCGCGCTGAGGCCCTGACGTTCCAAAGCTCAGTGGCCGGGGCCGTCATCCCCTGGATGCGTGGCATGCACCGTGTGCCTGGCAATCTGGTGTGGTACGGCGATCTTGTCGCCCACGCCCACACCCAGCAGCAGGGGGGCAAGGGCGGCGGCGGTGGCGGCACGTCCACCACCTACACCTATACCTGCAGCTTGGTGATGATCGCCGCGCATGGGCCCATCCAAGACATTCCCTCGGTGTGGAAGGGCAAGAGTCAGACCACCCGCGCCACGCTCGGCCTGACGCTGTTGAGTGGCGCTGTTGGTCAATCTGTGTGGTCAGGGCTCACCGGTAAGGGCGTTGAGGCCATCGGCTATAGCGGCCTGGCCGGCGTTGCCGTGTCGGCTTACGACCTGGGCGATAACGCCAGCGTCGAGAACCACTCGTTTGAGGTGCGGCACGCCAGCGCCTACGGCGTGAGCAGCGAAACACCGGATGTGGACCCCGTGCAAGCCGCCCGCGAGCTGCTGATCGACCCGCTGCGCGGCGCAGCCATGCCCGAGGCCTATCTGGGCGATTGGACTGCTTGGAGCGACTACTGTGTCGCCTCGGGCCTGCTCATGAGCCCGCTGCTGCTAACTCAAGTCGCTGCGCATGAGGCCCTGCAGACGGTGGCAGACCTGACCAATTCCGCCATCTACTGGAGCGAAGGCAAGCTCAAGGTCAAGCCTTATGGCGATGCCGTCGTGACTGGAAACGGGCGCACCTTCACGCCCGACACCACGCCCGTCTACCAGTTGGATGACAGCTGCTATGACGCCACCGGCAACAAAGTGCCCATCAAGATCGCGCTCAAGACCAGCGACGATTGCTTCAACTTTGTCACCGTCGAATACAAAGACCGCAGCAACGGCTACAACGTCGCCACGGTCACCGCCAAAGACCGCACCGATATCGCCGTCAATGGCGTGCGGGCGATGGACACCATCACCGCCCACTGGATCTGTGATGCCGAGGTCGCCCGCCTGGTCGCAGAGCTGAAGAAGCAGCGAAGCCTGGGTGTCGTGGGCAGGTACACGCTGAGCCTGCCCTGGCACTACGCGTTAATCGAGTGCATGGATCTGCTCACGCTGACCGACAGCGTGTTGCAAATGCTGGACGTCCCGGTGCGTGTGATCGAGATCGCAGAAGAAAGCGATGATGAGCTGACGCTGGTTTGTGAGGACTACCCGCCCGGCATGGCCAGCGCGCCGCGCTACCCGGCCCAGGTGCCTGTCGGCTTTGCAACTGACGCGCTGACGGCCGCGCCCAGCGTGAGCACTGCTTGGACTTTCCCGGCGCCCACGTCTCTGGCAGCGGGCAATGCGGGCCTAGAGGTTTGGTGCGCCGTGCGCAACCCAGGGGGCAACTGGGGCGGTTGCACGGTGTGGGTGAGTTTGGATGGCAGCACCTACCGGCAATTGATGCGTGTGGAGGGTGGAGCGCGCATCGGGGTTTTGTCCGGCCCTATCAGCGGTGGCGTGCTTGCCGTCGAGCAGATGTCCGGTCAGTTGATCAGCGGCAGTCTGGCGGATGCCCAGGCCCTTGAAACTTTGTGCTACATCGAAGGTGCATCGGCTGAGTACTTGGCTTATCAAACTGCCACGCTAACTTCAGCTGGGGCCTACAGCATGACCGGCTTGCAGCGGGGGGCGTACAACACGGCGGTCACGCCCCATGACCTGGGGGCGCAATTTGTTCGCGTCGATAACTCAATTGCAAAGAGTGGCGCGCTTGACACAAGCCTGATCGGCAAGACGATTTATTTCAAATGCACCAGCTTCAATATTTACGGCGCTGCTGAACAAAGCTTGGCGGACGTTTCGGCGTTTACACATGTTGTGGCGCCATTGCCTAACGCATTGGTTGTTGAGAACCTTGCCGTTCAGGTCTCGTCCGGTGTGGCGCATGTCACGTGGTCGGCCGTTGGTTTTGGGCAGTCCTACTTGCAGACCAAGATTTATCTTGGATTCAGCTATTACACGTTTGAAGATGCTGTATATCAAGGCGCGGTGACAGGCAGTTACTTCGACATCTCTTGGTTGAGTGCCGGTAACTATAAAGTTTGGGCGGTCAATGTTGACGCGGCTGGGCGAAGTAGTATCCCCGTGAGTGATGAGTTCACGGTGAGCGCGGCGAATGCGCTGGCACCGGGCGATATCGCAATCCCAAGCGGCACCATGAATAGCGACCCCGGCTTGCTTGACCCGGCGAAGTCTTGGGAGTGGGGTGCGCCTATTGTTGTGCAGGGGCCGAGTACCGCAGTGGGCGCAATTGGAGTCAAGTATTTTTCTTGTGACTCATACTCGGGTGGGGATTGTCGTGCGTGGAGCAAGCAAACATACCCAATCAGTTCCAGCCGCACTTACAACCTGTCTGCGCTGCTATTTGCTGCTGGTGGCAACAACCGGAATATGTATCTGGTCGTCGATATGTATAAGGCCGATGGCGCGCGCCTAGTTGGGAGCGATACCGGTTGGGGCGGTGAGTTCGCAGGGTATACATTTGCTGGGCAACCTGCGCCTAATGTGTTCACCCGCTACGGTGATCAAGCAGACTTCGGTGCGAACACGCCAAGACCAATTCCAGCCAGTGCAGCTTACTTCCGGATTGGTGTTTGGTTCCAATATAGCGGCGGTGGGTCAAGTTCGGTGCAGCAAGCCGCCGAAGACATCAGGCTCATGGATGTCACAGACGCTCGAGCCGCGCAGGCTACGGCAGATGCTGCATCCACAGCCGCAACCACGGCTGGAACCAATGCAGTCAATGCGCTGACGCGCCTCGCCGCCATTGACTCGGATGGCGTGTTGAGTCGCGGCGAGAAGCCCGAGATCATCAAGGCATGGAATGCGGCTTCAGGCGAGTACAGCGGCATCGACGCGCAAGCTGCCGCCCTTGGGGTTACGACTGAGCGCAGCGCCTACAGCACGGCGATTACGAACCTCAATTCGTACTTAAGCGGGCTTTCCCCTGCGTACAGCGACACATCGCAAGACACGACAATCATTCCGGCGACTGATCGGACAACGTGGAATAACTACTACAACGCTCGGCAGACGGTTTTGAACGCCATCGCAGCCAAGGCTTCAACCTTGGCAACTTGGGCGGGGACAAGTGGTGCAGGAAAGCCATTGGATAACGCAGGAAAGACCGTCGACCTCTGGTCCGCGACGGGCGTTTTCGGGGCGAGAACAAGTGATGACCTTCCAAGTCAATACCCCTGGGGTCGCAGCCTGCAATTCAAACAGTCATCGAGCATCGGGCTTAGCGGTTCGGATGGTATCTACTGCACCCTTGAGACTCTGATTCAATTTGTTGATGACTCTGGCGGCCCAAATGTCCAGTATGCATATCAGGGGCAAAAAACTTGGCGGCGCTTCGCCTTGTATTCTGCGAGTGCATGGGGCGCCTGGACACAGGACCTAGATCGCAATAGCTATACCGGCGCGCTGGACGCAACCCGTAACGACCTTGTCTATTCCGGCACCGCGCCAAGCTCCCCTGCGCAAAAAACGGTCTGGATTGACACTAGCGTCACGCCCCAGGCTATTCGCATGTACCTGGGCAGCAGCTGGATTGCTGCGGGTACATATGTCAATGGCACGGCTCAGATCACGGATGACGCGCATCTTGGGCTTACTGCAATTTGGTCTGGTCTCACTGGCGCTGGAAAGCCTTTGGATAATGCAGGCCTTGTTGTTGACCTTTCCAACGGAACCGGTCCAGGCCAACGCCAGAAAGATGATCCTCCATCTTTCTATGCAACGCCAGGCAAGTACCTTCAGTTCAAACAGTCAAGCTCGCTCGGGCTTCCAGGAGGTGACTACTGGTGCACGCTTGAAACGAACAAGCAGTTCTTCACCGATGGCGGCGGCGGCGTGGCTGTTCAGTACGCCTACAGCGGCACTCAGACATACCGCAGGCAGGCGACGGATCACTCCAGTTCGGCAACCTGGACGACTTGGGTCATCGACCTTGACCGCAACAGCTACACCGGCGACCTCGCTGCTACCAAGAACACCACCTATTACCAAGACACCGATCCCGGCTCAGTTAGCGACGGCTCAATCTGGATCAGCAGCACCAAGGCCTGGCAGCGCATCGGTGGCACGTGGCAGCCCTATGTGGGCAGCGGTTCAGTTGACACGGGACAGCTTGCCCTGGGCGCTGCCACGGCGATCATTCAAGACAACAACGATTTCGGCGGGGCCGGTGCGCCCGCCATGGACGCCTACGCCCAGCGAACGGTCAACTACACGCCCGGCGTCAATTGCACTATCAACTTCTCCGCCACGATCAGCGCCGCTGGGGTGTTGCCAGACTCCGGCAACCAGCTGTATTGGGCGGTCAGCGTGGGCGGCGGGTCGGATGTGATCCTGGCAGCCTGCAACACAAACTCAAGCACAAGGCAGACCTTTGTAGGGCTTTCGTCGTTCACGGCTGCGGCCGGCGTGTCTCTCTCGTTCAAGCTGCTAACCACCCGCCCAACCGGCAACCCGAGCATGCCGCTTTATCAGTCCAGCATTCGAGTGGAGGTGATCAAACGATGAACTACAGCAATCAAGCCTGGCGGTTCTACCGCATCGACACCGGCGAGGTGCTGTCCCACAGCATGCACTTGCCGGATGCTGAGACGGTGGCCGCCAACACGCCGCCCGATTGCGGTGCGGTGCAAATGCAAATCGACCATATGAGCCAGCGCGTGCAGCTGGTGCCGGATGACTTTGGCAACGCGGTGCCGGTGCTGGTCGACTATCAGCCCCCGGCGCCCGCTGACGATGCAGATCAGACCTGGGCTTGGGCCGCGACGATTCGGCGCTGGGTCTCTGTGCCGACGCAGGCAGCGCTCAACCGCAAGGCGGCCGAGCCGATCTTGGCCCAGCTGGCCGAGCTTGATGCCAAGCTGGTGCGGCCGGCGGGCGAAGTCACACAGGCCCTGGCCCTAGGCCAGGCTCCCCCAGCGGCAGCTGTCACCAAGCTGCAGGAAATCAATGCAGAAAAGGCCGCGTTGCGCGAGCAGTTAGCTGCACTGACGCCCTGATCAAAGCCAACTCAACCACCAATTCCAGCTGCCCGCCTTGTGCGGGCTTTTTTACTTCCAGAAAGGTAGCCCATGAGCGACATCGACCCCGTCAAGTTCGGAGCGCTTATCGCTCAAGTAGAGAACCTTGAAGACCAAGTTACATCGCTTCAAAACGATGTGAAAACCCTTCTTGAGTTGGCCAACAAGAGCAAGGGCGGCCTGTGGGCCGGGATGGCGATCGCATCCGGCTTGGGTGCGTTCGCCAATTACGTGATCAGCCACATCAAGTTCAACTAACCGAGGAATCCCATGAAATTGACACTCCCCCCCGGTCTGGATTGGCCAATCGACCAAGATGGCGTCCTGTTGATCGCAAACGACGAACAGGGACCCAATGGCGGCCCAGCGCTGACTGCCTACCGCTGCCCGGCCGGCGTCTGGACCATTGGCTTCGGCGAGACGGAGAACGTCCACCCGGGTGATACCTGCACTGTTGAGCAGGCCTGGCAGTGGCTGCGCGAAGATCTGACCGAGCGCGCCGAAAAAGTCAAAGCCATGTGCACAATCGAGCCTGCGCCTTCTGAGCTCGCTGCCATGGTCAGCCTGGCCTACAACATCGGCTTGCGCGACGACAAAAAGAAATCGGGCCTGTTCTATAGCTCGATCCTCAAGGCCCACAACCGCGGCGATGCAAACGCGGCGGCCCAGGCCTTCACGCTCTACGACAAGGCTACGGTAAACGGCGCGCTTGTGGTGTTGAATGGGCTCAAGGCGCGCAGGCTGCAAGAGGCTGCGCTCTACCTGCGAGACGCGCCCGCGTCGGCAGTCACGACGCCCCAGGAAGTCGCCCCGGCGCCTGCTCTGGCATCAAGCCCGACGACTCAGGCCGCCGCCGCTTTGACGCTGACCGGAGCAATGGGCGCAGTGAGCCAAGCGGGCGATCAGGTGCAGAGCGTCAAAACAACGCTGACCACGGTCAAGGAAATCACCGTCGAAACCTTCGGCGTGCCGCCCTCGGCCGCGTTGCCTGTCGTGATGGTCTTGGCCGGCGGCGTCATCTTGTGGCGCAGGTTCCGCCAACGGGCCCAGGGGCAAGCGTGATCGCCGCCGCCCTGGCCATCGCCCGGCGCCTGGCCGGCGCTCTGCCGCCCTGGGCTTGGCTGCTGCTGGCGGCCCTGGCCTGGGGCGGCTGGCAACGTCACGAGGCCAAGCACGCCCAGGCCGTCTATGCCAAGGCCCAGGCCCAAGCCGCGGCTGAGCGCGAGACGGCCTTGCAAGCGTCCATCACCGAAACCGCGCGCCGCTTGGACGCGCAAAAGGAGATCACCCATGCCGCCGATCAAGCCGCCAGCCAAGCCCAGGCTGATGCTCTCGCTGCTGCCGCTGCTGCTCGCAGCCTGCGCGCCCGTGTCGCCGCTATCCAAGCCCGCGCCGCCGCCAGCAATCCCGCCTCTGCTCTCAATTGCGCGCCAGCCGAAGCCCGGGCCCGAGTGTTCGCCGAGCTGTTTGAGCGCGCTGACGAAAGAGCGGGAAAGCTGGGGCAGATTGCTGATGACCGTGGAGCCGCCGGCCAATCCTGCCAGCGCTCCTATGACTCGCTGACCCCGCC